GCAAAAGCGCCGCCGATTCGAGCCTGACCGGTCGAGGCTGCGGAGCCGTCGAGAAGGTTGCCGTGCCGCTCGGTCCAATTGTGTGCGGGGAGAGTCCTGCGACCAGGGTGTAGATGTTGTACTGGTACGAATAGACGTAGCGCTCAAGTGCCTGCCACTCATCGACCAGGTAATTGAGTTTGCGGAATGCCCACTGCCCCTCCGCGCCGCCGGGAGCTTCGCCGGGCGCGACCGCCCCGATTTCGATCAGGGCATCGGTGATTACATCAAGCGTCGTGTAGGAAATCGGCGCCGGTGGCGTGACTGGAGGGGTGATGGGCACTCAGCTACTCGTTTTCCGCTTCGTCGAGCGCGGCCAAATCTTCCGCTGACATCTCTTCTTCCCGCAGCACCCGCCCGGTTTATGGCTGGTGTAGAACATTTTGCTTTTCTGTGCGAACACGGGCATACCATTCCGCTCCCGCTGCAAATGCTTCACCAAGTAGCTCTTGATCTAGCTGGCCAATCCAACGCTGACGAGTTGATTGCTGTCTTATGTGATCGCTGCACGCGCGTGCAAAATTACAATTTGCCGAAAACGAAACCCGATCCGCATTGGGGTTACTCGGTATTTTTACCCACACTCTCGGGCTGGGTCTATGAAGGATGGCTCGAATGCGAAGACCAAACCTGTAAGATTCGGCTAGCAATATTCCTAAAAGACAAATTGACCATGATTCCCGAAGATTGGAAAGCCTACGCGAAAACTTGGACATGGGACGTGCGCTGCCCAAAGTGTGAGCGTCCGATCCTGAAGCCAGAGTGAACTTACCCATCAGCTACTCGTTTTCCGCTTCGTCGAGCGCGG